CGCCAGCAGGTAGTTGGTCGTGTCCTCGAAGAGGTACGCCGAGTCGTTGCCGCTGCTGGAGTCGAGCCACGACGAGCCCAGCAGAGAGGGACCCGTCTGGATGCCGAGACCCGGGAGGTAGGGACCCGACGTGCCATCCGCCGTCGTCGGCACGTTGAGGGTCGAGGCACCGCCGCCGAGCGAGCCGCGCGCGAGGACGTCCATGATCACACCCTCCGTCGAGAAGTCGTCGGAGTAGTTGAACGGCTGGCAGCCGTTGACCTCAGCGATGTGCGAGGGGGGCGGCTGCGTGCAGTCCACGAACGAGTCGCGCTGGCACACCCAGATCAGCTCCTTCACCGGGTGGTTGAAGTTCAGCTGGATCTTGTTGGACGACGACGTGATCGACTCGGCGCCCGTGAACTGCAGCTGCTCGATGAGGTACTCGTGCGTCTGCTGGGCGAAGCGGCGGCGCTCCTCCGTGTCCAGGTAGATGTAGTCGATGTACAGCGACGCAGCCGTCAGCGACTGGATCGCCGTGGGCGCCGTGGTCGTCGTCTCGTAGTAGCAGCAGTTGATCCACTGCTCGAACTCGACGTTGATGCGCACCTCGTGGTACTGGAGCGCGATCAGCGGGATCGCCAGACCCGGGTTGCGGCAGAACCAGAACTGGAGGGGGATGTACAGCGTGCGCGCCGGCGTGCCCGCGCGGGGGGCGCAGGAGTTCGTCAGCTCAGCGCCCGCGCAGGAGACGTCCAGCGCATAGCCCTTGCGGTCCTTCATCAGGACGAGGTCGTGCGTGTTGCCGAGCATCTCGTCGAGCGCCTTGATCGTGCCCGCATCCTGGGACAGCTGGGTCCAGATCTGCATCCAGTCGCCGTACTGGCGGTCGATGCGCTGACCACCCACCTCGAGCTCGACCGTCTTCACCATGCGGTGACCGATGTAGTTGAGCCAGCGGAAGCGGGAGACCGTGCTGTTGTTCGAGCCGTCCAGCTGAACCGCCGGCAGAACCACCTGGATGTACGTGCGGTACATCAAGTCCGCGTTACGGTTGATGATCGCCGTCACACGCTTGTTGAAGTCCGCCTGTCCGTTGAACGTCACCTCAATGGACTCCATCGCGAAGTTCGTGTGACGCTTGAACAGCACCTTCCAGAACGTGATCTGGGGGTTGCCGGAGATGTAGATGTCCTGCGCACCGTAGCTGACGAGCTGAAGAAGACCACCACCCATGTTGCTTGTATGATACTCAGCAACAAAATTTCTTCAGCAGGAATCTACACACACGACGACGTCCTTAAAAAATGCGCATCTACGCGGTGAACTGCGACAAGGGGCGCGGCGAACGTCTCAAGGCTGCCGCAGCACCTCTGAACCTCGACATTGAGCTCGTCCAGTCCCCGTTGAAGGACGACCCCGAGGTGGTGCGTCGTGGAGCCACCTGTTTCGCACGGGACACATCCTACCCCACTGGATTCGCGGCCACCCTGGGGCACATCCGGTGTATGCAGCGTATAGTGGATTCCGGAGAGCCGTTGGGGATCATCATTGAAGACGATGTGAGATTTCACAAGGCCTTCAACGAGGTTGTAGACGCATTGATTCCGCATATGATGGAGGGGAATACGGATATCCTGTCCTTGGGGTATATCAACATCCCAGGGGGCGAACACTATCATACGAATGGCCATATTCTCATCCGCAATGTAGGTGTATCCAATCCGTGGGGCGCACAGTGCTACATGATCACGCGCGAATGGGCAACCAAGTTCTGTACGATGTTCGAGGTCGATGATGTATCAGAACCGTATCAGTCTCACTTTATTACGGACTGGGTCATGTTTGATCCTATTTTGGGAGTTCGCCGGGATACACTCATGTGGCCCATCGCAGTGGAGGGACCCGATGAGCAGTCCATTGCCGCATTCAATACAGGGAAACCCGATCTGTTTCAGACAGTTCCTCGTGAGTATTTCTATCTGTAGACGTGGCATGTTCGGCACTGCGGAACATACAGATCGGCTCCACCAATCGCGATCTGTCCATATCCTGTCCGCAGCCTCCGAGTAAAATGTGCAGGTTGTCCGCAGATGCACAGACTCGACAGCTGTGTAATCTTGTCGGCCAGTGGAATCACGTTCAGAAACTCGCCAAAGGGACGCCGGTCGGAATCGCCTGATAGCCCACTCAGTATCAGGGTCTTGCCCAACGTGTCCACTACAAACTCCACGAACGGAATCAACCCTTCAAAGAACTGCGTCTCATCGACAATGACAATTGAAAAGGAGGACAGAAAGTCCGCAGTCAACCCATTCAACGTGTTCGTAGTGTAACATGGGAGCGAGTCTCCGTCGTGCGTCGTGATCTCATTGACATTGACAGAACGGGTATCGATCGATGGCTTCACCACCAAGACCTGCAGGTTCTGAGCCGTATACTTTCGGGCAAGACTGAGCGCATACGATGTCTTTCCCGCAAACATCGGACCCAGCACCACTTCGAGCGACATTTACTTACGATGACGGCGGCGGCGTGTATGCGACTTTTCCCGCATCTCCTGATTCGCCCACGTCTTGAACGAGGGATTTCCACGGTGAACCTTCTCCTTCAGCTCCATCTTTGCCCACTTGCGGAACGTCGTCGTCCGCCCTTCCCGTGCCTCCTGCTTCGCCCATTGCTTGAAGGTTAAACGCGCCATTTATAGACACTCGCCAAAAAACACCAATGGAGGAGGACGGTGTCATTGCCACTGTTGCCATTGCCGCCGTATTGGCAGCTGCCTTGGCATGTACATGTTGTTCCTATTTCGAGAGGCGAGTTGTCGAGGAAGAGTATGAAATTAGCGCGTGAGCAACCTTCATGCTACTCGCATTCCATAACCATGTTCGAGGACTGCAAGGTTGAGCTTCTGGAGACGTTTGGCAATGATCTGACGGTCGTCAATGCGGCTCGTGTGTCGCTGGGAAAGCATGTCGTTGAGTTCACCGACAAGGATGCCAAGCTGATCAAGTATCTCGCAGATCATGAGCACACATCGCCCTTCTTCCATCCTCAGTTGCGGTTTCGACTGAAGATGCCGATTTGGATGGCTCGGGAGTGGTTTCGGCACACGATTGGGTTCTCTCGCAATGAGGTCAGCCGTCGCTACGTAGATGACCCGCCAACCTTTCACATTCCTCACCTTCGGACTCGTGCACCGGGGAAAAAGCAGGGGAGTAATGATGACGTGCACCCGCAAAATGACGTGTTTCGCGAGACATTGAAGGACAGTTGTCGGGTCGCCGTCAATAGCTACAACCTCTTACTGGCCAACCAACTTCCACCTGAACAGGCCCGTATGGTGCTTCCTCAGAATATGATGACGGAGTTTATTGAGACGGGTTCGTTGGCTGCATATGCTCGTCTGTGCCATCTTCGCATGGGATCCGATGCTCAGGCAGAGATTCGTGCCGTGGCGGGTCAGGTTAGCGAACTCGTGCGTGGCGTGTTCCCCGTCTCTTGGTCCGCTTTGACCGCCTAGTCTTGCGACGACGGCCACCTGCCTGTAACCTTTTCATAGATGCGAAGATTTCATCCGGTGTCGCAGTTCTGACATTAAGAGTTGAAACCTGTTCCAACATTCTGACTGCCCAAGACGCACACTGTCCTGCCCCGCCATCGTTTCTCGATAAATCATACTCATCGCCCGTCTTACCTGCCATAGGTGCAATGAGCTTGATACTACCTATTTGTAATAACGTCTCGAGATATGACCTGATTTTTTCTCGCCAGTCGTTCCTGAGACCGGTGCCCCCGCCATCGTTTTTGGGGTTCAGAAAGACATCCGTATTATATGGCTCAAGTAAGATTAGTTCATATCCTTCTGCGGCCTTACGAAGAATGTATGAAATCATATGGCAAACTTCATCTGTACTGCCTTCTAGGACGAAACACATCCTAATCATACCCAGAATTGGTTTGGGGTCAGGGTCGGTCTTTAACTGCATGGTCGGGTTATCGTCGGCCTCTAAATCCGCATTCCGAGTAATCCAATTATACGCTCGATGGTGATTAAAAATAAAATCTGCACCGGTCTCGGATTGAGATCCGTTCAGATCGAAGAATGAGATGTTTTTATTGTGACTGATTCTCTCCACAAAACTCTTACGCAGATCGAATGAATACGGACATCCCATCGACACCCGAGTTTGATAAACTTTAAGGCCACGTTCTGGCATGGATCTGGATGGCAGACGAGGATACGGAGCATAAAACCCGCGTCGCACAATGTCTCCTCTCATCGTACCCATCTCGATTATATCATTCCAACACTTTACTCCATAACCATGCGGGGTACAATGTGCATGGCCTCCAGCTCCTGCATCCAGAGCTTCATCGCATACGGAATGGTCTTCTGAACGAAGTCTGTCTTGTTGCCGCATGATCCGCAAGAGTACAGCCCCTCCTGTGGATTCACAATGGCCAGTGTTCCGCACGTCTTGCATATGCCCGTCGAGAAGGGGTCAGACACATCCATCAGTCGCTCCTTGGTGAAGGCCGCCGCACCGTGCGAGATCATGCAGTCACGCTCCATCTCACCCACGCGAAGACCGCCATCGCGAGACCGTCCCTCGCACGGCTGACGCGTCAGCGATACGATGGGTCCACGTGCGCGAGAATGCGACTTGTCAATGACCATGTGCTTGAGGCGCTGATAGAAGGTAGGTCCCATGAAGATTTCTGCTTGCATCATCTCACCGGTCTGTCCATTGTACAGGATCTCGTTGCCATATGGATGCATTCCCAGCTCGAGCATCTGCGCCCGTAGCTCCTCTACCTTGAGATGCGAATACGGCGTTCCATCGCCCAGCGTCCCCTTCTGAACACACACCTTTCCAAAGATACACTCCATCAACTGTGCAATGGTCATTCGGCTAGGCACAGCGTGTGGATTCATAATCAGGTCAGGTCGGAGACCCGAACCCGTGAACGGCATATCCTGTTCGTCCAACAGCATTCCCACCGTTCCCTTCTGTCCGTGGCGGGAGGAGAACTTGTCACCAATCTGGGGAACGCGCTCCGACACCACGCGAACCTTAACGAATGGATAGCCATCCGAGTTCTTGTCCTGCCACACGCCATCGATGCGACCAGGTTCGGCATTCTTGTGTGTCGTCGAAGCATCGCGGAAGGCATACCCCGCCGTATCGTGGCGCAGGTTGACAACCTTGCCGATCACCACATCGTTCTCGTTAATATGGGCATTCAGAAGAGGAATCCCATTCTCACCGATCGCCGAATAGCTGGTGTTCTTGAACTTGCGGGTGTTGTGCTTCTGAGGACGCATGAACTTCTCCTCGCGACCCGAGGTGACGTTGCGATGCTCTTCGTCCTTGTACATCGTGTAGTACAGGCCGCGGAAGAGACCGCGGTTCACAGATGATCGATTCATGATGATCGAGTCCTCCTGATTGTAGCCACCATAACAGGCAATGGCGACAATTGCGTTCATTCCGAAGGGCATCTCCTGCATCTTCAGGATGTTCATTGACCGCGTCTCCACAATTGGGCGGCTGATCGAGCACAGAACGTAGGCGTTCTTGTCCAGGCGCTTGGCAAAGTTGGTTGCATAGACGCACATCGACTGCTTCCCCATTGCTGATTGGTAGGTGTTACGGGGCGACTGATTATGATCCGACAGTGGAATTGTACCCGCCATGTGACCCACCAACATCGAGGGATGAATCTCGTAATGCGAATGCGTCGTTACTTCCTTCTTGGTCAGGGCAATGCGGAGAGTCTCTGTCTCGGACGCATCAATATACTCTACGCAGCACCGAAGCCACGCATTCCAGTCCTTACGATCCTCACCCACCGGCTCCTCAGCTCCAACCCTGAACACTGGACGCACTGCACGTCCACCATCCGTCTCAATGAGAATTGAATTCAGCAGGGTATACCAGGCCACCGACGTATGGGGGTGAAGACGCAGGGTCTGCTTGGCCTTTCGGAGAGATGTGACCACTGCCAACGGGTCTGCGGTATACCCAACAAGAACACCGTTCACTGTGATTGATGTGCCTTCGTAGACCTTTGGCACTGTGATCCACGTCACATTCGCATCCTCCAGGAAGTGGAGAATCGTGGAGGATGGCACGTGCTGGGAGATGGACGTCAGAAGCGACATGGTCTTCACAATACCAACCGAGTGACCCTCGGGAGTCTCCACCGGACACATGAACCCCCACGAAGTGCCGTGGAGCTTACGAGGTGCCAGAAGCTTCCCCGACTTCTCAACCGGTGTCTGGATACGGCGAATGTGACTGAGAGTGGCGGCATACGACATTCGCGCCAGAACCTGGGAGACACCCACCTTGGTCGCATTCGATAGCGATGTTGAGCTGTTCGTGCCCATTCCCTGCACTGTGAAGTTACCGGTGGCCAATGCCTGTTTCATCTTGCCTTCAATCGTCGAGACCTTGAGGATCTTGTACAAATTATTGATGTTCAAGATCTCCAGCGGTTGTCCTGCCTTCTTCCACGTATCATTGTTCACCTCCTGGACAAACTCATTGCGTGTATCGTTGCAGACCTTCTGGAAGAGCTGACGAAACAGGTGAGTCAAGAGCGCACCTGTCGTGACCACGCGCTTATTCGGATACGCATCGCGGTCATCCAGGGGGATATGCTTACAATACGTCAGCAGGAGCCTACGGATCATCGAGCCCATCAGCATCGTACGACGCGCATTCAGGACGGCGAGAGGTGCAGTCTCTCCAGCAAAGCGAACATGGGGCAGCAGCTCAGTGGTAAGCAGGTGCTGAACATATGCACACTTGTCCTCCTGGTTCGTGCCATACTGAAGGTGACTCGTCAGGTAGCGAACTGCATCCTCCTGAGTGAAGATGCCCATCTCCAGCGTGTCACGAAACGAAGCACCCAGCAGCTCAACATGAGAATCCTTCTCGTCTCCCCAGACGACTCGAGCCACCGTGCGGTCATCAGTCACACCGAGTGCACGAAAGTAGACCATGACCGGGATATCCTCGCGGAAACGAGGAACACACGCAACCATTGGATACCCGAATCCATTGAACTTGGAGCTCAGCCTGATCTCCAGCTTCTTAGGTGGAGTCGTGAACGACTCATGAAGAGACTTCATTTCCACCGAATACAGATACTTCGACGACGTCTTCTTGTTCTGGAAGATCATGATACGGTTATCAGCGACCTTCTCTTGACAGAGAATCGTACGCTCAGACCCATGCACGACAAAGTACCCGAGTGGGTCATGCGAACACTCACCCATCTCCGCAGCAGTTGCAGGGTAGTCCTTCAGTAGACACAACGAAGACCCGAGCATCACTGGGATCTTTCCGAGACTGATTCCCTCAAACACGCGCGACTCCTCGTCGAACGTATCCAGAAGTGCCCCCTTGTAGGTACGAGCCACAAACCGAATGTCTGAGTGCATCTGAGCTGCATAGGTGAAGTTGCGAACCCGCGCCTCCATGGGGAGCATCGGCTTCACGCGACCAGTGGCTTCCTGGAGGCGGGGCTTGATATATGTCACATTTTCGAAGGTCAGGCGGAATTCATACTTGTACTTCTTGGTCGTCTCATCCTGCTCGTGCCACACAACAATAGGCGCAGTCGACTGGACGATGAGTGGAAGCTTGTTGCGGATGAAGTCCTCGAATGACTCGATCTGATGATCTACGAGACGACGCACACCCTTTGCAAAGTACGCATTGACTGCGTCCCACTCCATGGTATTAGAATGCCCCGGTTAGCCTGTAAATAAGGTTTATCCGTTTTGAGTAAAGAGATGGCGGATGGCGGAATGAA